GCTGCGTTCCAAAGCCATTGTGCAGCAGTTACTATTGTGGTTGCTATCTGGACTATTGCAAGATATGCTGCGAAAACTGCGATTGCTCCGGCAACTCCTAAAATAATCGGTCTGATGATTGACCAGTTGTCAACCACGAAAGAAGATATCATGTCAATGGTCGAAAGTATTCTGTCTAAATAAGGTGTCACTGTACTGACAAAATTTGTGATACCGTTTAATATAGAATCTAAAGTTATCCCAGTATTATCAGATATAAATGAACATATTGCCATAATATGATCTACCAGTGGTGCTATTTTCACAATGACATTACCGGCAAATGCACCAACTTTTCCGAGTATGATTTCAGCCTGCTCTCCAAATTTCTGAATCCCTTCAAGAATAGTTCCAAATCCGGCACTTTCTAATGCCGTATTAACATTATCAATCATGGAAATTATTCCTCTGGTCACTGCTGCTTTTGCATTAGCAATGGATGTTGCCCATGTTCCCCCTGCTTCCTTGGCTGCACCGGAGATATTCAATACTCCGTTTGTCCCCTTTTCAAACGCATTTGAAACCGTAGTAATAAAATTCTGTGCAGAAATAGTCCCTTTCGATAAATTATCCTGCACTGTTGCAGCATCTTGTCCGGTTGCCTGTGCATATATTCCAACCGCATTGATTCCTGCATCCGTCAAACGGTTCAACTGATCCATTTCAACGGTCCCTTTTGTGAGCATTTTACCGATTGCATCAGTTACCGTTGTAAGTGTTTCATTTGTACCGTCACCGTAAAAAGCAACCGCATCAGCCCATTTACCAACTTCCGAAGTAGCAGCACCTATCCCCATCCCCCTTGTAGTGAAATTCTGTACCGCTGCAGCAGCCACATCCAGACCATATGCAGTACCTTTTGTTGTTTCTTTTAACTGTTGGAGAGATGCATCTGCCATATCTGCTGATCCGGTGATTGCTGTCATAGTCCTCGAAAAATTAGTCATAGTGTCCATTCGACCAATAGCAGAATCAAATTGATTTTTTACCATACCTATAACATTTTGAACTACTTGCATACTCAATAATGCACGGACGAAACTCTGTGCTTTTCCTATCCCGGCACTAACTGTATTATTTAGCCCTCTGGCAGAATTTGTACCTATATCAACTGTCCGATTAAATCTATTTTGTTCATTTATGTTATCCCGGATAAAGGTTTCTGTGTTTCCAATCGTTCTTGAAAGATTCAGATAAGCAGTATTTGCACCACTCACATCCATTCTGTCAATCGCACTATTAAGTTCATTTTGCTGTGTGGTTGCTTGTGATAACTGTGTCCGTAACCGTTCTAACTGATTGTTTACATTTCCACCAAAATCCAAAGGATTATTTTCAATCTGTTGTATCTGCTGCCTGATTCCTGCAATACGGTTTGTTATATTTGCTAAATCAGATATAGCAGAATCCGGTAAAATACTTGTCTGTGCAGCCTGTCTTGCAATATCATCCTGCGTATTTTCAAGCTGCTCTAACATTGCATTTGTACTCTGAACCTCTTGTTCAAAGCGTTCAATGCCTGTATTTGTGAAAATATCTAAATCATCCGTCTGCCATTCTACCGGAACAATGATAGGCGGTGGATTTTCCCTTTCAATATCCATGTTAGATAGTGTTTCATTAAGCTCTAACTGTTCCTGTGTTGTTTCTCTAATTCTATTCTGCAAAGAAACAAGCTGCTGTTCGACCACTTCGGAAGGTAAATTAAAAGGATTATTCTGAATCTGTGCAAGTGCTTCATTCATCTGTAAAAGTGAATTGCTGACTGTCTGCAATCTTACACTTACATCATCCGGCACCACATCAATCCTTTGCCCGGTTGTATTTATTTCATTTTGGATATTCATTACCCTTTGCAAAAGATTCTGCGTTTGTTCAACTTGTTCATTAAAACTCTGAACATTTGAACCACTTGCATCCGGCATATCAATATTTCCTGTGGTTTGGTTCAAGTTGTTCATATCGTTCATTACTGATTGAATTTCATCCTGAACATCCGTTAAGGCACTTGTATTGATGTTTTGGTTAAGGGTATCTGCAAACTGCGTTGCAGAAGAAATTGCTTGCATCATTCCATTTGTAAAATCAAGAATAACGCTGCTGAATTGATCCTGTAACTCAATTCCGGTTCTAATACCTGCCATACTTTCACCTACCTTCGTTTATGCCTTTTTGCCTGTCTTTCAGTTTCTTTGCGGTTCTTTTCATCTTCTTTTGCTTTTTCGTCAATAGCTGCTATGATGAAGGCTCTTTCTTCCTCATCCATTTCAACCCACTCTGACGGTCTTATATGAAGTTTGTGGAGTGCATAATAAGCATAAACCGCTTCACCGCCCCCACGCTGAATTAGTTTTTTGCTTCTTCCACCTTATCATCCAAAGATTTTGTAAAGCCCTGATACTTCTGTACCCATGAACATAAATCCGCATACTCTCCCGGATTGTCAACCATTTCATATACTAAATCTTCTGGTTTCTTCACTCCGTAACTGTCCTGAAGATTCTTATCATAAAGATTCGGTGTAACGGTGGAAGCCACGATCATATCAACTAAATACTTTGCAGTATTTAATTTCTGCCGGAAAAGGTTTGGCTTTCCTGTGACCTGAATATCCATTGTGTCATTATCCCTTATCCGTTCATTTTCTTTGGATGTAAGGGGTTTGAACTCCCATTCAAGCGGTTTTCCATGTTCATCCGTCATACTGGTGGTTGGTGCATAAAAACCATTCTCTCTTTTCTTTTTGTTCTGTTTCAAAAATTGGCTTATATTACTCATTTTCTTTTACCTCTCTTTCTGTTCTACATTGTCAATAAATAACCCCTTATATGAGGTTATATGACACTCATATAAGGGGATTTTTAATTACTTTAATTATCATTATTCCTCTGTAACTAAGAAACCTGTAAGATACTGAAATTCTTCCGGCATGGAGAAGTCCTCAAAAGTAAAGTCCATATCTTCATCCAGATATTCACCATCTGCATCAAATTTTGCAAGAATACCACCGTCAATGTTACAATCAAGCAACTGAATCTCCTGTCTGCCAACTGTAGCAGTAGGATCCTCATTCACGATCTGCATATCAAAATACACATCTTTTCCGGTGTTCTTATAATCAAGCATCATAGCCCGGAATACTGACTGATTATAATGGAAAGTGGCTTTTCCGGTTCCTTTCCATCCGTTCGCCTTGTTTCCTTTTCCCGGTTTTCCAAGAATAGGAACTTCGGTCTTAACCTTTTCAAACTTCGCTTCAAGGTTGATAGCCTGCATGAAGTTATAGCGGTTGTCACCAATCGTAATATAACATTCTGCAAGTGCTGCTGTGACCGCATCCCCGGCAAACATTACTGCTGTATCTGCCATTGTCTATCACCTGCCTTTCATTACTGGATAGTGGTTGTCATATACATTTTTGACATAGCATTGACAACGGTAATGATGTTCTCCACCACAACCGCTTTCTTTGTATCGCCCTGCTCAACCTTAACATCCATTTCATTAAAATCCTCGATTGCCCGGATTTTTTCAAGCTGCTTTCTGATCTTGACCAGATCAGCCCAAAGTGCAGAACGACCAATCTTATCATTCGGCACTACTCCCAGATATTTTTTATTGAAACAAAGTGCATCTGCATTTGCCAATTCATCAATTACCCGGATGGTCTGATTGTCTTTGAAAATATCACCCTGCGTATCTGTAGTAGTTACCATAGTGTTAATATCCTCTAAGACATTGATTGTTTCATCCACCCTATGAAAGACAAATTCTCCTGCCTTAATTGCTGCAATGAGTTCTGCCTGTGTATAATTCACATCAATATCAAATTCCCCGGCATACTTCTTATTCTGAACAGATGCGTTCACATTGCACCCGGCTTCTGCTCCCAAAGTCCAATATACCGCTGCTGCTTCATTTGGATATACCTTGTTTCCATCATCATCCTTATACATTCCATCCAAGCATTTGTTCTTTACGCTGATAACACCCATGTAATCCGCACGCTGATAATTATAGACCACAAGCTGAAACTTGATTCCAAGTTCATCACGCAAACGCTTACAGAAAGCTACAAATAAGCCTTTTACGGTATTATCTGTGGTAATAACTCCCATAGTGTTAAAGCGATAAGATTCAATCTTGTCGAGATAAGTCTGATAAGCAGCATTTGTGACGGTTGCATTTGTACCACCTGTGAGTGCCACACCTGCGACTGCTGCAAGCTCAAAAGTCTTAAACTTCACAAAATCATTTTCCTCTAACTCTGTGATTGCAGAAATGGTCTGTGTATCAACCTTATCCACTCCAAGGTAAGTAATCACATCCCATGCAGAATCATCATCCACATTTTTTTGAATGGAAATTCTGATTGCGTTTCCTCTGGTGCCGGAACATTTAGCGGTTGCATAATTGTTTGCAGCCCTCACACCACCGCCATTCAGACGATAAACATATAAAGTTTTCGTGTTCAGGAACAGATCACGCAAACCTTTCATTTCATCATCCGTATACGCATAACCAAAGATTTTCATAGATTTTTTCTGAAAATCCTCGTTTGTTACCGTCATAACTTCATCATCCTTTCCCCAGTCCAACATAAGGGGGATCGTTGCAACACCTCTATCTGCAATCGTAGCAGATGCAGCAGCAACGGAAACAAAATTGATGTAAGAACCCGGCAACACTTTATTCTGTACTAAAAAAGTACCGCCTCCAAGTGCCATTTACTCCACTCCTTTCTTCAACCAATCGTTCATAGCCTTTTCTGCTTCTGCAATGGTGTACTGCTTACCATCTTCCAGAAGAACATTTAAAAGGTCTTTCCGATTGGCAAATGTACCGGATGAAATAAGCTGCTCTTTGGTGTACCTGCTATCAGGTATTACATCCGGTGTTTCTTTCTTCGTTTCTTTAGCCATCTTGACCATCCTTTCTATTCTTTTTGGTAGAATCTGTTTTTCATTACTTCCATTGCATCCGGTTTATCAACCTTTTTCCGCACAAAAGCGTTATAGTCTACAAAGAAATGAAGAACATCATCCACAATTTCAAAATTCATTTCAGATCCACGCAAAAAGAAGTCATCCACCGGGATAACTTCTAAACATTCAAACATCTTTTCGCCAACTTCGTAACATTCTCCCTGTACATCATCTGTACCGGGAAAATACTGGATAACAAAATGATGCTTTCTAAGATAGCGTGTACCAATATACTTTTTGGTTTTTGGTTCTAAGCAAGCAATATAAAAACAAGGTGGGCTTAAATCCTGCGGAATTTTATTCTTATAGTTTTCAAGTCTAAAAGTTCCATATAGTGTTTTGCTTATTCCGGTTATGATTGCATTTATCACGATATAACACCCCCTAAGAATTTCTTGATTTTTCTTTCTAAGATTTTTGGTGCTATATCGTTCAAATCTTTTTCAGAAAGTGTCATCATGTATCTTCCATTCACCCATCCTTTACCGTTTGCGGTTCTGTGTCCGTATTCTACATAACTCGCATACTCTACCGGATTCACAATTTCAATCACATAAGTATCTGCATAATGGTTCACACGAACATCCATAGCATTGTTTCCACCGTCTGAAAAAGTCCAACCTCTCCGCAAGGTACCGCCTTTTTTGCCGGAACTCTTAGGGTATTGTCCTACTGGTGTTCTTTTTACCGCCATACGAAAAAGCCTTGCTGCAAGCTCTTTTGCACACGATTCCAAAAAAACATTTATAGTCTGCGGATTGTTTATCTTCTCCAATTCCTTCTGAAAATCTTTTAATGCCTGAACATTGAATCTTCCCATATTTGCCATTTATGACCACCCCTTAAATAAATCCAACATAATTTGTTGGTGTGTGGGGTAGACTGCCGGAACACCGGAATAGGTATAATCCTTTGTCACACCTGCCTGTGTTATGGTAATCTTTGAACCCGGTTTGATGGTTACATCCGGTGATATTAAAAGTTCTGTAGCCTGTTTTAAGACTGCTGCTGATTCCGTCTGCCCGGTTGGATTGATGGTCTTATATGCTAAATGACAAGGTTCATCTTCTAAAACCACTACTTCCTGAAAAGAAGTGATTTTTGTTTCATCATTTACCACTTTTCCGTACTCTCTCACCGTACATAGACCATCATAATGATTTTTCTCAATGATTTTTCTTGCAGTCTGTCTTGCTTTTTCAATCGCACTCATTTTACCACCTTAACTTTCTGTAGCAATTAAACTGTGAAAGTCCATAGGTCAATAAGTAATTGATGAACGAAATTAATTTTTGTTCATCTGACTGTGAACTTTCGTTTGAAAATACGGTTGTGGTGTCACCGGTTCGGATTTCCTTTACTGCTCCGTCAAGGTCAAAACTGCTTAGATCGCCCGGTGCAAAAATCCGTTTCGTGTTCAAAAACTCACCACATACCATATCAATCGCAATATGCTCTAATCCTTGCGGTACATCCTGCTGATTTATTTCATTTTTCACCGTATTTCTGACTTTTTCTAAACAAAAGGTCAAAGCAGATTCATCCTCTGCCTTGACCTCATAGCCAAAATTGCCAAGTCTTTCCCTTACTGCATCCAAATCAAACATACACCACACCGCCTTTTCTTAACCTCTGGAAATAATTCTTGCAATCGGTACCGCCTTGTCATTGATTGCTTTCCGGTCTGTTCCACTACCGTTTTCCACAAGTGACCAGTTCAGACCGTTTGCAAGCTCTGCATTTGTCGGTGAATTTGTAGCCTGAACCGCCTTTGTATAGGAGATTCCGGCAACACTTACTGCGTGTCTTTCCCTGCTGATCAGAGTATCTTCACCACCATGCACCTTTGCATCACGCACCATTTCATAAGGTACCTTTGCACCTACATTTTCCAGACCGATTGCACCCTCACCCAAAATATAACTTGTATATCCGGTATCAGATGCACTCACCTCATAGTAGTTACCAATATCAGCAACATCCGGTGTTTCTACTGCGGTATACTTTGTATTTGCACCGGAACCGCTTTTCGTGTAATAGGTCTTTCCATCCTCTAAAGCGGTATCAGAAGTTTTTGCATAGGCAGTAGGAATTTCAAAGGTTGGCATTGAATCATCAATCACCACAAGTTTTCCATTCCATGTACCCATAGAAAGATCACGCTGCACACCATCCTTATCTGTATATTTCAGATACCCTAACAGATTAAGGTTTTCAAGGTTCGTGCTGACTACGCTGTGGCAGATTACAAGGCTGAATCTGCTCTTATGATCACCGCAAGCCTGCTGAATCGCACTATTGAGGGTGGTTTCTCCAACTCTCATTGCTTCTGTCATAGCGGTTGCATTGGAAGAATCGGAAATATCATAAGTGTGCCTTTTTACGAAAGCAGCATTTGCAGCTTTTACCTTTCCTTCTCCGGTTTCTCCCATTTTGAAGATACCGTCAAGAATTGCAATCAAAACATCCTGATTGACTTCGTTCCAGTAGGTCTGTACCTGACTTCTGACATTTGCCATGAAGTCAACACCGCCTGTCACATCATAGGAAAAATCTGCTTCTGTCCATCCCTGCATACGACCATAAGTGAAAACACCCTGTTCGTATGTATCAGTTCTTTCCGGCTCCACATTCTCCACACCATCATAGTTCTGTGGTGTTCCACCAATCAGACCAAAATAAGGAATGATTGCGTAAACACTCCCGGTCTGTGTGTTGTTTTTGAACGTATCTCTTAACC